TGGCCGCGATCATGCGGGGCAGCTTCAGGTAGTGATGCGGCTCAAAGGCGGGCCAGAAGGAGCCGTCTGTCTGGTGAATGTCCATGGCAATGCGCGGTGCCCGTCGAAGACGCCTCCAGCGGAACTCGGCCCGGCGGGTGTCGATCACCCAGTCGGGCTGCAACCAGGACACCACGTCCTCGTGACAGGTGACGGCGACGAACTGGCCTTTGCCGCGCCGCCACGCCTTGGCAAAGGCGGCCGCGCCGATCTGCGCCACGCGCCGGTCGATGGTCGAGGTGAACTCGTCGAGAATGGCAAAGCTCGGCCGCTCAGCCAGAATGCGCGCCAACTCAGCCCGGAACTGCTCGCCGGTGGAAAGGTGGCGGTAGGGGCGCAGCCAGCTCGGGACGGTGCCGAGGCCCACGGCCGAGAGTGCTGACGCGACCGCGTCGAACTCGCCGTCGGGATCAATCGCGTCGATCAGCGCGCCCTCGGGCCACGGGCGCGGATCAAGCTCAGCGCCAAAGGCCGCACGGGCGAGCGAGGATTTCCCGCTGCCCGAGGGGCCGACGATGAGGCCGATCTGCCATGGGCGGGCGGCGAGATCAGCCTCGACCTCGATGCGGAAATCCGCGTCGCCTTCGACGTTGAAGAGGCTAGAGACCCGGGCCGCGCGGTAGGTGTCGGGGATGGGGCTGGCGTGATGAATGGTGAGCTTCATGTCACCACCACGCGGCATTTGAAGCCTTGGCGGCGCAGGCGGCCGAAGGCGTCGATCTGAGCGGCCTCGTCTTCGAGCAGGACAATGACGCCATATTGCCGCCGGTAGCGGGTGCCCTTGGGCAGGCCCGGCGCACCGGGCGGCAGCTCAGGTTTCGGGAGGGTGGTCGATCTGGCCAAGTTTGGCTCCTTCTCTTAGCGCATCGCGCTTTGGGGGAAGGGCTCTTGGCCTCGGTGTGTTCATGGCCCGGCATCTTGGGCACTTGATCGAGATGCCGGATATCCGCGCGCCTCTCGAAAACTTGAATAACAAACGGCCGCATGCGCAGCAACGAGCATCTCGATCTTCCACTTAGAATCACCTCATAAGATCACCGCCCCCTTGGGGCAGGGAGCGGCCATGAGGTCTGTATGGTCGGCGGGGTCCCGTTTGGTGACTGGCCCCGTGCCCTAGGGCGCGTTCCAGAAGCGCGCGCCCTAGGGTCTCTCTCTAGCGCCACAGTGGGGCCAGCGGCCGGTGTGGTTCGCCAGTTTCGCGCGGTGCAATCGGCCATTCCAGATGAAGGATTTCCGAGGGTCCCACGGCCCCTTGCGCTGTTTGAACCCTTTGGCGCTGCCAATCTCTGAGCGGGCCGCCGGAGATACGCGTATCTCGCCGGGATGTGAACGGGAGTGAGGCCTTATGCAGCCCCGCAGATCTCGACCCTGACCACAGAATCGCCCATTGGTGCCGCCGCTCTCCTCCGAGCTTGGGGCGACGATTTGTTGTGCTGGTCGGCGGGGCCATGCGTTTTGCATCCTCGTGCCTCGGGACGTGCCCTCCCTGCGTCCCGAGGCCCCCAATAGAGGCTGGCCTATAAGGGCCACCAGTGGTCTGCGGCATAATCTGGCGGGACCGGGTCCATGGCCAGCAGCGCAGTCAGGATTTAGCTCTCGAACGCTGCTATTTCAGCCTCGAACTGCCCGAGCGCATCGTCAGTATCCGTTGCAGATTGTGCCAGGCTGATGGCCTGAATTGTTTCGATCCGCACCTTTTCCAACTGAGCGCCAATGCCTCTCCACTGGGCCGCCAGATTCAGAAACACTTGGGCAACTTCGTATGCGCTGCTGCCTGTAGATCCCACTTCTCCGGCGATGAACGGATATTGAGTTTCCCAGCCGGTCACCGTGCTTGGCTCTGGTGTCGCTGCGACATACGCCAAGGCCTCGGTTTCCTTGGCCATGTAGATCATGGATTGACCCGCAATCGGCGTGATGAACCTCGACCTGATCTGATCCATTCTCTTGTTGACGGCATCCTTGGCTTTAGCCTTGCAAACATTCAGTTCGCGCGCTTTGCTCACTTCGGAGCGGGACAATATGCGTGTCATTCAATTACCACCTCGGCAAATGTTGGAAGATGGGGAAATGGTGCTTCGACCTCGACCCGGTATGTTCCGGGGTCAATAAATTCAAATGTCTCCTCGTGGTCATCGGTTTCGGCAATGATGGTTGCCATGACTTCTTGACCAGTTTGATCAAATACATTGATCGTCGTCCCTTCGGAGCATGGCGGAACAATTATCTTGCCATCGCTTGAATAAGGTTGGGGCGACTTTGGTCTTGAAACAAGGATACCTTCGACAAGCATCATGTTACTCAGCTCATAGAGAGTCACCGGAACGGGTGTTTGAATCTCGCCGTCCCCTGGCTGATCGACCACAACCCTCATAAATCCCTCGGGTTGACCGCTGGTAGAAACTGCTTCCTGGACAATGCCCTGTTCGTTCAATTTCACAAAATATCCCATGTTACCTCCTTACTGCCCTTAGACTAATGGCTGCGTTTCTCAGGCAGTTTTGGGTTGTTGACAAACCTCCAGCCGAAAAATCATAGACCGTCAAAAGACGAAACTGGACGCTGTCCGCATTGTAAATTCGATTGGTTACAAGGTGTCTTTGAGTGTAAGTCGCCCCGATACCGCCGACAGCATAACCACTATTGTAAAGGTTCGCCCAAGCGCTCCAAGAGCCCGCAAAGTTGATCCGTTCTTGTAACAGGAATGCGGTGTTCACAACTCGGCCATCAAAAGCCGATGTTCCCGCTGGCCTATGTTCAAAGAAGGTACCAATTGTGTACATTGACTCTGGTGTGGCGTCTCCGGACGAAAGTGTGGTCAGGCAGTGAACTGAGTTATGTGCAACGTGCTGAGCGGCCGTGCTAAGTGCAGTTCCCCCATCAGAAACAGAACCTTCGACAAGCGAAGATCGAACGATCAAACTGTTGAATTCGGCGCTGCCGTTTTTGTTGATCTGCCATCCAATAGAACCGGCAGAAAAATCATCAGATTGAAGAGCATCACCAAAGAGAGCCAGACCAGCGGCCGCGAAACTTCCAGTGTTGATATGATTGGATTGAATCTCACCATCAACAATCAGCTTTCCAGTATTCATACGGCGCACCATGACGCCACCTATGTAGCAGTTGGTGGTGCCGTTGTTGCCTTTGATCAGACGAATGCGCGCGAACTTGAAGCCCGCCGGAACATTGATTGCGCCCTCGACCTTCGTGATAGAGGTAGAGGAGACGGTGCCAATATTCGCGAAGATATAATCGGTTCCGTTCACGCCGGAAAAGGTCGGGTTTCTGGACAACTGCAGGTCCGCATAAACGTTGCCTGTTCCGGCGACGATCCGTGCGAAATAACGGAAATAGAGGGTTTCCCCTTCACCGTTCAACTCAATCGTAAAGAGGCCATTGGATACGGTGTAGGACGTGCCCACCCCTTGCAAGCGCGCAAGGTTGGTGGACCCCCAGCTCGTGATGGCAGCGGTCGTGATCCAGTCGACGCCAGCAGGGTTGGACCATGCGGAATGATCATCAAAGTTGGCGTCGATATTCAGGTTGTCGAAGGACCCGATGGCCATATTCCGTGCGCGCACGGCGTTGACCGCCAATTGATCCGCGCCAATTGCCCCGGCTGCGATAGACGCCGCCGTGAATTGCCCCACCACGTCGGTGCTGGCGACCGAGGAGACGTAGGCCGTGCCATTCCAGCGATAGATTTTGCCGCCAAACGCGACCAGCTCAGTCGATTTGACCGTGGGCAGAGACCCCACAACCGTCACCGGCTCCAGACCCGCCGCAAAGCTCGTCGCGTCAATCAGCCCTTGAAGTGCCTCCTGATTGATCACGTCGCCCGTCGCGCGCGCGGTGGCCGTGACCCTCGCAGACCAGCCTGATTTGTTGCCCGAGGTGTCGACCGCGCGCACCCAATAGTTCAGGGTCTGGCCTCCTGTCAGGTTCTGGCTGATAAACTGCGGCGTGGTGGTGATATAGGTCGGCACAGTGCTGACGCCCGGAGCCGTGGCCGACACCCGCTCGACGATCTCATAGCGCGACAGATCGCTTTCGGTGTTGGCGGTCCACTTGACCCAGATGCCCTCGAACATCCCCTCGGCGGTGATGCCGCTCGGGACGGCGGGCGGTATCGTATCGACCGCCGCCGTGATGCCAACCGCCGCCGACCAAGCCGACTTGGTGCCAATCGCCGACACCGCACGCACGCGGATTGAGATCACCGTGCCCGGCACCCCATCGCGAGACCACGCAGGCCCTCCGGCCGGAAAGATCGTCTCGGTCCCGCCCGTGGTGACCCCCACCTCGTAACTGACCGCATTCGCAACAGCACCCCAGACGGCGGAGACCCGCGAGAGGGCGTCGGCGACCAGCACCGTTGCCAGTGCCAGCCCCGTCGGCACGGTCACGGTGGTGAATGCCGGATCAAGATCAGCGCCGGTCATGCGCAGGTCGGGCGTGGTCACGCTCAGCCATGGCGACCAGGCGGTCGGGGCATCCGCCACGTAGCGGGCGCGCACCTCGTATTCCGTGGCGGCGATCAGATCGCCGCGCACCAGCACGCGGCCACCGTCCACCGGCTTGATCCCCTCGGCGACGATCTCCTGCGTTGCTCGGACGCGGACCTCATAGCGCAGGTTTCGGATCGACGGGAACGCATCGTCGACCGTCCAGGTCAGCAGGATTGCCGGGCGGCGAGCATTGCCCGCATCGTCAGACAGATCAAAGGCCGCAACAGACAGCGCCACGACCGCCGGAGTGGGCGGCGTTTGCCCGTTGGTGGGCAGGGGGGCCGCGACTTCAAGCTCCGGCTTGATCGCAACGTCCCCCGCTTCGCGCTCGCGCACAGTCACGACCTGCAAGAGCGTGTCGGTGCGGTCCTCGACCTCGATCACCTCGAACACTTTGCTCGTGTAACCAAAGGCCTCGGAGGTGAAGCTGATGGAATCCAGCGGCTCGACCAGGGCAAAGGACGGCGGCAGCGTCATCTGATGCGTGCGAAACCGTCGCCCGTCCAGCAGATAGGCGTTCAAGAGTTGCTGCGCCTGCGCCTTGACGCTTACGGCTGGCAGGCCAAGGCTCGAGACGCGCTGACGGCCATCCTCGGCCACCCAATCCTCATTGAGGATCAGATCGGCGTCCCGACCCTCCCAAATGTCGTTTGGCTCAACATAGGTGCCGGTGATGCCGTTGGTCACGGTGTCGAACGCCGGGAACGGTGTCAGCACAGACCCTTCCGTAATCACGAAATCCGCGTCGGTCACATGCAGGACCGGGGCGGCGGGCGCACCCACGCGCACCCGGAACACACCGCCAAACTCGCTCATCTGGGCAAAGCTGGCGCGGTTCATTTCCTCGATCACATCGACGGGCTCCATTTCCTCGACGTTGATCTCGAACCCGGCCACGTATTGCTTGCGATCCCCCACGAGCACGTCGCACTCGTTCATGGCGGCGAACCAGTTATCGAGGGGCAAATCCTCTGCATCGACCCGCCCGCCCCAGATATCGCCGGTGGGCAGGGTGATGCCGCGCAGGATGTTGTAGTTGATCACTTGCGGATTGTCGGACCACTCCCACGTTGCGGGATCATCCCAGCGATGCGGCCCGGAGCCGCCCACGGTCGTATCCTTGCGCGGGTCATAGAGCTTGATGCCCTGCACCTCGAAACGCACCGAGGGCAGGCCCTGATAAATCTCGGGATCAAGCGCGAACTCCAGCACAGCGTAGGCCGTGCCGTGCAAGACGTGATCGGTTGTCCAAGGGCGGTCAACGTGGTGTTCGTAATAGCGCACCAGAGGCTCGGCGGCGGTGGTCTGGGTGCCGTCATAAAACCACAGCCACGCGGTTGGATCGGTATCATCCTGCCGGAACGCTGTCAGGATGCGGCGGCCAGACCCGGTAAACACTTCATTGAACGGCCCCGCGCTATCGGAGGGCGCTTCGATGTCGGAGTATTTCCCGTTGATCACGATCCGCCCGGTCAGGCCGCTGACAGGGACATTCGAGACCTCCAGAATATAGGTCAGGATGCCGTTGTTCTTGAACCGGGAATAGGCGGGTGCGACCGCGTGACCCTCGACGGCGTAGGTGCCAACGACGAACTTGGCGGGTGTCACATCGCCGGTGGTGGTCTGCTCTGTCTGGATGCCCTGGCCGTTCACCTTCGGCTTCTTGGCGAAGGCTTGGCTCAGCAGCGACAGGCCCGCGCCGACGATGATCCGCGTCGCAAAAGCCCCGAGCGCGCCGAACCCGGCCGCGATTGCGGCAAAGGTGCCGGCCCCCGCGCTCGATGCGGCCAGAGCGATGGCAATCGCAGACGAAATCGGCTCGGCCAAAGCTCCGGTGGGCGCTGCGATGAATGCCGCGAGGATCGCAAAGAAGAGGATCATATCTGGAAGGCCCTCGCCGCTTTGAGGCGGGACAGATGCCCAAGCCCGTCAGGCCGCAGCACGAACACGCGGTCACTGGCAAAGATGCCCATGGCGTTGCCCTCGCACACCGCCAGATCGCCCAACTGTGCGACGGCGGGCGGGATTTCCGGGAACAGGCTCGCGATGTAATCGACATGGCTGGCAAAGCCGTCCTCAGCCATCACGCGAGCGAGGCCTGCCATGCTGCGATAGCGCCCGCGCCACCGCTCGCCGTGATCGACGCCCGTCGCCACCTTCACCCATCCGGCCACATACATGCCGCAGTCGTGCGAGCCGGGCCGAAACCGCATGGCCCGCACGGCGTCGAGATAGTTGATCAGTAGCATTGCCCGGCTCATCCGCGATTGTCTCCGCTGCCCGAAAAGCCGCCTGTGCGGTCGTCTGCCGTTGGCGTGGCAGGCGCGGTTGCCGTCGGCGGCGGTGTGCCGTTCTGCGACTTGCCAGCCCCCCAGAACACCGGCACCGCACCGGAGACAGCCGCATATTCCCGGCCCCGATCCGCCGGGTTGATGCGTCGTTGTGCGGAGTCCGATTTCTTGAGGGCCACGGTGCGGGTCAGGGAGCGGGCGGCGCTGGCCACGGTCATTTCGATTTCGGCGCTCTGGCCCTCCGCCGCGCGCGGCAAGGGCATCTCCTCGACCGACCCCTTGATCACGCGCACCGGCTGGCCCACCTGCACGGCCTTGACCGGATCGAAAAACACGCGATGCACCTCAACGGGTGCGCCAAGCAGATGATAACTGTTCAACAGGTTCAGAACCGTGGCCGGGATGCCCGAAAACCGGATCGTGTGCATGCGCACGTTCAGGCCCACCTCGCCCCGGATCGGATCAAGCCCCAGCAGCGACCCGGCCGCGGCATAGCTGCGCGCCTCTGCGCCCACCGTGAACTGGCGCACATCGAGGCCATTCCAAAACCCGGCCGCCTCAATCAATCCGGTGTCGCGTCGCCGGGGCCGGACCCAGACCAGATGCCGGGTAATGACGCCGGTGAGGTTGGCCAGCATGGTCTCAGCGGCGCTGCCATAGTCGCGCATCTCAGACCCCCACGATCTGCACGAAAGAAAACTGTGCGCCTTCGGCCCTGCCTGAGCGATGCGCGCCGTAGGCCGGATTTGGTTCAAGCCGCGCCTTGATCACCGGCTTGATCAGCGTCACGGGGTCACCGACGACAACGCCGGGCTGGATGGGCGGCGTCACCTGAAACCACTCGGTCGTGCCGAGCGCTCCTGATTGAATATCGCTCACAACGCGGTGCAGGGCGTAGCGGGTGGGGCTGCTGCCATATTGCCAGCCAATGAAATCCCCTCCGCGCAGCCAGTATTGGCCCGGCAGGCCTTGCAGCTTGACCATCCGCGCATCGTCCGCGTCGAGTTGCGCAATCGTCGGTGTGGCCGCGCCCAGGATCGTCCCGGCCGGATCATCGGCCGGGTGCGTCTTGACCGGATCATAAACGAGAAACGATGCGCCCGGGGTGTTGAGCACGGACAAGAGCGCGTCGATCCGGGCCGCGTCCGAGCGGTTGTTGGTGGGGGGAAGAGAAAACGATCCGCGCCAGTTGCTTTCGCCTGTCTGGGCAGGGAGTGGCACACCGCCCGCCGTGCGGTCGATCTGCATGGGCGTGTTGATATAAAATTCCGAGACCGAGATTTTCAATCTGGCCTGAAACTCCGCGAATGAAAGCGGGAATGCGAGCGGGTCTGCCATTAGCCGCGCCTCTTGGGGTCTTTGTTGATCCTGTCGACGGCCTGCGGCAGGCCGTCGCGCATGAATTGCTTGATGCCCATCTTCGTGACTTCAATCGCCATGTCGCGCGCGCGCTCTTCGATCACGGCGTGGAATAGCTCGGATGGCTCGATGCGCAGGCGCGTGACGCCATTGCCCTGCGCGCCCGCACCGCCCGCCGCCCCGGCGCCACCCCCAGCCTGCGCGGGCAGGGGCAGGCCGCCCCCGGCAAAGCCCGGAATAATGGCCCCTGCATTCATGGCCTCGAGCAGCGTGCGGTTGCGGGCCGTGGCCTCGGCCGTCATGATGAATTCCCCGGCGCTGACCAGCGCGGGAATCTTGTCGCCCCGGCCCGTGCCCGCGCCCAAAAGGATGCCAGGGCGGGTGACAAGAGGATCGCCGCCGGTGGCGAAGCCGGGCAGGGCGGCGGCGGGCAGGCCGCCGTTTGCGAAGGGCAGAGACGAGCCGCCGGAGAACAGACCAAAGAGACCGCCGAGCGCGCCGCCACTGCCGCCGCCGAAGATCCCGCTCAGGAAGCCTCCACCGCCGCCAAAGAGGCCCGAGAGTGGACCGGTACCGAGGATCAGTGCCTCCTTGGCTGCGCGAATGATCATGTCGCCAATGCCTTCCCAGACATCCCGCAGGCTTTCGGCCTCGAGCAGCACGTCATCCACGGCGCGGCCGAACTCCTCCTTGCGCTCCAAGGCCACGCGCTCGGTCTCATGGGCCGCGATGAGGGCCTCGATCTCTTCGCGCTGCTTTGGGGTCGCGGCGGTCAGGCGCTCGCGCAGGCGGATCAATTCACGCTGGACCGGATCGCTCTCGCGCAGGGCCTCGATCTCGCGCCGCTTGCTTTCGATCAGCCGGTCGAGCGCCTGCTGTTCGCGCAGGGTCTCGTTGGTCGATCCGCCGCGCGCGCCGCTGGTGGAGCGCGCAGGCCGGGCGAGTTCATTGAGACGCGCGGTTTCCCGGGCCAGTTCAACCACAGCGTCCCGGCGCGCGTTGAGGGCGTCGACCGTTGCCAGATCACCGCTGGCCTCGCCTCTGATGACGGCGGTTTCCCGGTCGAACCGCGCCCCTGCCAAGGCCCCGGCGCGGCCCACTGGATCATCGCGGAACTCTGCCCGGATGCGGGCATTCTCCAGCCCCACTTCGCCTTGGGCCTGCAAGTCAGCTACCGCGTCGACCGCGCCGCGCACTTCGGCCGCAAGGCGCGAGGCCTCGTCGGCGGCCGCGCGGATGCCGCCGGAAATGTCGCTCGTGGCGATCTCGAATGCGGCTTGTGCCGCCTCGCGCAGGGCGTTTTTGGTCTCCACGCTTGCGTCCGAGGCATCGGCCTCCGCAAGTGCGGCATTGAGGGCGAACTGGGCGCGCAGGCGTGTCACGGCGGCGCTGTCCGCGCCATGCTGTGCGATGGCCTCTGCAATCGCATTCTGCTCAAGCATCGTCGAGAGCAAGGCCTGCGCGGCGGCCTCGGCCTTCAATTGCTCGCCGGTGGCCTTGGTTACCAGTTCGAGGAAGGCAAGCATTTCCTCATTCTGGCGGTTTTGCGCCGGGTCTTGGGATTGAAGCTCGGCCACCTCGGCCAGCCGAAGGCGCATCTGATCCAGCGTATCAAGCCGGGCCTGCTCCGCCGCCGAGATCTCGCCCGAAGCCTCTGCCGCGCGCGTGTAGCTTTCGATCAGCGCGTCAACGGCGGCGGCTTGTTCTTCGACCGTGCCTTGGGCCGCTTCTTGTAACCCGACGAGGTCGGCCAGAACGTCATTGATCAGGCTTCGGCTCTCTCGGCGCGCACGGCCGAAGAAGATGTTACCCAGGTCGAATTCCTGCGCAAGCCGCACCTGGTCGCCGCTGTCCGGGCGGGGCAGGTTGATATTGCCCTCTTCCAGAAAGCTGGTGATCCCAGCCGCCGCCTCACGCTGCGCCGTGCGCTTTTCGGCCTCGACGATCCGGTCGAGGATGTTTTGCGCGCGCTCGACGAAGCCTTCGCCGAAGCGCTCGGCCAATTCGAGCCGCGTGGCCGAGGCCTCCGTGATCTTGTCGCGCAGGCTGTCGATGCGGGTCTCTAACGCCTCGACGGTATCGGCAAAGCTCTCGCCCTCGTCAGTGGCGGAGGTGAACCAGTTGACCAACGCCGCCGTTGCCGCCAGCGCGCCGATGGTGATCAGATTGATCGGGCTCAGCATCGACAAGACAGCGCCGCGTAAGGCGCGAAACGCTCCCGCCGCCCCGAGAGGGCCGATCACCTGAGTGATTTGCGTGCCCTGCTGAATGGCGAGCTGAAACGGGTTTTGCCCCGCAGCCAGCATGACAAGCACATCATTGCCCTGCGATACGAGATTGCCCATCGATCCGGCGGCGAGGCGGGTTGCGCCGGACAATTTCTGGGTTGCAGCAGCGTTGACATCCGCGGCGGCGCTGGCCGTCGTAAGACCCGTCGCCGAGGTCCGCGCTGCGGTCCCGAGTTGCCCCACGCCGCGCGCGGCCGCAGCCCCTTGGGTGCCCACGCCGCGAATGTCTTGAGCCGCCCCTTTGGCGGCGGTGCCCGTGGCCTGCAGCTCCGCCTTCGCCTGATCGGCGTCCATCAGGATCTCGCCCTGGACACGCAATGTCATCTCAGCTCTCCCGCATCGCGGCCACGGCCGCGCCTTCGATCACCTGCACCTCGGCCCAAAGCTCGGGCGTGATCCGGACCCCGCTCATGCGCAGCCCCGCCCGCGCGGCCGTGTAATCGAGGCCCACCACGCGGAACCCTGCGAGCCCGGCCGAGACGGTGCGCCACTGGTTGCAGACCGCGAGGAAGGCGCGCACGGCAGGGACATTCTGCGGCCAGACACCAGAGCCGGGGCCGGACGGATCACGACTGAGCTGGCCCGGGTCGATCCCCCAGAAGGCCGCCTCGTCGTCATGGTCGCGCCCCTCGTCATCGCCGATCAGGTCGCCGCGCGCCCATGCCCGCCCGGCCCATTTCAGTTTTTTACCCGCTTCCCCATGATCGCCGCGTAATAGGCGTTGATCATCGCCACGCGGACGTAAGCCAGACCAATCAGCCGGTCGCGCAGGGCGTGGCTATAAGGCAGCTTCGCGCCTTTCTCGTCCTCGACGTCGTCAAAGTCTTGAACCACGGCCCCCAGAAACTCCCGCTCGCCGCGCGCGGTGCGCATGTCGAACGCCTCGACCTCCGCGTCGGGCAGCACACGGAACGTGACCAGCATGTCCTGCACCTCGTGGCCGCCGTCGGAGGGCACCTTGATCTCGACGCGGTGGGTGAAGGTGGGGGTGGGGTCGATCTTGAACATGTGTGTGATCTCTCTTTCAAAGGGGTGTTGAAGGGGGCGTTGAACCGGCTCAGGTGAGGGTCATCATCCACTGGTCGGCAGCGGTGGAAGTGGTGGGCAGCGGCACGAGACGCAGCGGCCATTCTTTGCGACCCTGTCCATCCTCGAGACCTTCAGGGCGCTGCATCTGCGCATTGGGGGCCGCGATGTTGACGATGTTTCCGGCGGTCTTGCCGTGCTCGATCTCGACCGGCACCTTGGCTTGGGTCGCGGCCATGACGAAGGGGTCGAAGGCGGCCAGCGCCACGGCGCGCACCCGCGCCTCGATGGTGTTTTCATGCCCGTCGAGGATTACTTCCTCCTCGCCGATCAGAAACTGCGGCTCGATGCGGTTGGCGAGCGTCAGCTTGAAATTGCGCATTACCAGCGCGGTGCCATCAATTGTGAAGACCGGTGTGTTGGTGTCGGAAGCGGCCAGCGGATCGGGAATGCCGGTGAAGTCCGCCGTGGGAACGGCCACGTCGGCCGGGGCCACGTAGAGCGCGGTGAACTCGAACTCGATATAGGGAATGCCCGAGGCCGAGACGTCAAAGGCGGCGGTCCCGCGCACGCCCACCATCGCATAGAGCGTGCCGTCGATATTGAGATGCAGCGTGACGCTCTCGAGGTTCGAATAGACCCGGTTGTAAACCACGGAGGTGGCGGCCGTTACGGTCTCGGCGCAGCCACAGGCGCGCAAGAGGCATCCCCAACGGGGCGCTGTCCCGGCGGTACCGGAGCCAGCCAGCTCGACCTTGAAGGAAATCGTGCGGTGCAGGTCAACCGGGATCGTGCCCGTGGGGCCGCCATGCGGCGTGTCGAGATTGCGGTCGAGGTCCTGACCCTGCATGGGCGACAGGCGCACGTCGGTGGCAAGAATGGCGTCGCCTCCCGTGGGGGCGGCGTCGGTGCCATAGGTGGTCTCGAGCTTTGCGAGCAGGACCTTGCGTCTCCAGAGGCGGCTCATTTCTCGGCATCCTTCTTGTCGGATTTGGGGGCAGGCGCGGGCTTGGGCGCGGCCTCGGCGCGTTTCAACGCGCCTTTGTCGTCGCGGGTGTAAGACCCGCCGGAGGTGGGGAGATTGGTCATGACAGGATCCTCAGTTGATCGTCGATGGAAAAATCGAGCTGATAGGCAAGCACACCGGCCCCGCTGGATACGAGATGCCCGCGCTCGAACCGGAAGACGCCGACCTCGTCGCCCGGTGCCCAACCCGCCAAGGCGCGCACCACGCGCATGAGGAACTGGTCGATCTTGTCGAGGGAGGCGGCCCCGGTGCGGTCAAAGCTCTGTGCGAAGATCACCACGCTCGTGCGATAGGTCAGCATCTGGCTGAAGACGCCCGAGGCGGCGTCGGGGCGGCTGCCCTGAATGCCGGAGGGAAAGACATAGGCCGCGACCGATTGCGCGGGCAGCTTCTTGGAGCGGATCAGATCGACAAAGGCGCGCCCGCCGTCGATCCGGCCTGCAAGCTCGGGCACCTGCGCCTCGATCCGGGTCATGACATCGGTGATGGTCATGCGAAGACCTCGCGCAGATAGGCCTCGACGGTGCCCGCGATGTCGGTCTCGTCCTTGTCGTCAAAGCCCAGAAAAGGCCGGGCCGGGATCTCGACCTGGTCGACCATGATGAATTGGCCGTTTGGCAGGGTGAAGGCCAGCTTTGCGGCGGCGTCCGTGCCGGTCGGCTCGATGAAGGCTCCGAATTGATGCGTGGCGGCATAGGGTACATTGGTGCCGATGCGCGCGGAAAAGCTGTCGGCCTCTGTCACGATGCTGTCGCGCAGGCGTGTGCTGTCGACCAGCGTCTTGCCGCCGAATTCGCGCGCGCGGTGCGAGACCGGCCAAACGATGCCGCCCGGGCCTTCACTCTTCTCGAACCGCTCGGAGACGGAGGTTTCCAGAACGGTGCCGATGCGGCGCATCAAAGGGGTGAGGTCGGACAACTGGCGCAGGCCATTGGCGATGGCGCTGTCAAAGTCGAGACTGTCGAGGCTGACGGTGAGGGTGACCATCTCAGAACCCCTTGAGGCTGTCGCGGCTGAAGGTGGCCTGCGGCGCGCTGATCTGTGGCAGCTGGGGATTGCCGGGGCCGGTATCGGCGGGCGTCTCGTCGCCGAGCGAGGCCTCGCCCCGGCGCACCTCGCGCAAGAAGCTGAGGGCGGCCTCATAGCCTTCCTTGGCCCCGTCATAGGCGGCGGCCCGCGCGCCCAAGAGGCGATGCCAGGCAATCGCGGCGGCGTGCATCGTGAGCGCGCGCGGCGGGGTGTCGGCGTTATAGAGCCCCGCGACATAGCTTTCGGTGACCGACACGGCATCGTCGATGGCCGCTTGCAGAACGCCCATATCCACGACGCCGGGGGCTGCGTCCCGCGCTGTGACCTCAGCGAGGAAGCTTGCGCCGTAGCGGTCGATCATATCCTGTGCGGTGAGGTAGGGCATGTCCGTCTCCGGCTTGGGTGTTTGGCTGCCGGTCTCTCCCGGCTGTCACGCCCGATCCTTGGCGGCGTCCCCTAGGGGGTATTCTCAGGAAGCTGCGCCAGCGGCGGCCTGCATCTCGGCCCAAACCGCATCCCGCACACCGGCGGTGATCTGGTCGCCGAGGCCCGGGGCAGCGTCCTGCAGCGCCTTGACCTTGGGCTTGCCGCCTTTGTCGAAGGCGTCGCCGGGCAGGGCGTTGATGGCATTGGTCAAGGCCACGCGCAGCGCATCGTCGAGGACGGGCGGCGGCGCGGTGTCAGCCCCGCCGTCGGCCTCCTCGATTGCGCCCAAGGCCAGAAGGCGCGCGATCTGCGCCGCGCTGCCGATCTCTTGCGCGGGGTAGGTCGATCCCGCCTCCAGCCGCGAGGCTGCGATGACGGTGCGTTTGATGCGGTAGCTCATGCTGCGTCCTCAATCAGATAGCCGGTGGCGGGGGCCGCGATGACTTCGCGGAGCTGCTCGCCCACGCGCAGGGTGGTGGCGCCTTTGAGGCCGACCTTGGGATCGAAGAAACGCCCCGAGACGCGGCCGTCGAATTGCGCGGTCCAGCCCCATGCGGGGGCGGTGCCATCGGGACCGGCCTGTGTGTTGCGGTGAAGGAGGGCGATATTGCCGCCCCAGACCTTCTCGAAGGCGGCCGTCTGACCTTTGCGGGCCGAGTTGATGTAGCTGTCGCCCACGAGGATTTCTGACAGCTCGAAGAGCTCGGCCACCGCCTCGCGGCTGGCGCGGCCTTTGTCGCCCGAAGTCCGGTTGATCGCCTTGAGGATATCGGGATGAGTCGAGAGCGCCGTCCAGGCCTTGCGCCCCATCGCGGCCACATTGGGGCGCATGATGAACGTGGCATCAAGAGCGGCAGAGATCACGCCGATAGGGTCAGAGGTGGGATCGGTGAACTGGCCCGCGCCCGACAGCACCACCCGCTTGTCGGCGTCATAATTGGCCGCGTCCTGCACCATGGCGGCCACGCGCTTTTCGCGGTCGAGCTGGATCAGATGGGTGAGGCCTTCGACGGCACGCGCCTCGGGATCGAAGGCCGAGTTGCCAGCGGCGCGGAGTGCCCGGGCGGCGTCGATGTCGCGCTGCGGCACCACGTCGTCGAGACCGTAGTCCTTGACCGAGGAGGTGCGTTCTTCGCCGGTGAACTCGACCTGTTGGACCAGACCTTTGCGGCCCACTTCCGTGTCGGGCACGGTGAACATCTGTTCGGGCGGATAATAGGTCCATTTGAAATCCATCCCCATGACCGGCACGCGGGGCATGACCTGGTCGGCAATGAAGAAGATATCGGGGTTGCGGTAGTTGACGGCGATGGCGGTCAGGACCGGATCGACGACAAAGGGGGTGGGGGTGCTCATGGATCAGCTCCTCAGGATCAGGTGACAGAGTGACGGGCAATGGCCACGTCGATGATGTCGCCAGCCACGCCCGCCTGCAGCGCGTAGCCGATGGCGATGTTTCCGGCCCCGGCAGCGGCGGCGACGCCAAGGCCCGAGGCGTCCGACGCGATGGGCACACCGGCGGCGACCGCGCCCGCGAGCTCAAGCTCGGCGGAGCCAGACATGATCACGTCCTGAAGGTCGCCCAGTTTCGCGTCGAGCTGGTCCGAGATGCCAATCGCGAGATCGGTCGCGGCAGCGGCCGCAAGGATGCCGCCCGCAGCACCAAACTTGACGATCCGGCGGCCGGGCAGGGCGGCCTCGGCGGTGTAGGATTTGATGAATGCTCCGGGATTAGCCATTGTCGCTCTCCATGGTGTCCTCGATCTGGCGCGCGGCCTCGGCAAAGCTCAGCGTGCGGCCCTCGGCCTCTGCGTCCTTGATGAGGCGCTTGGCGGCGGCGGTGATGTCGTCTGGCCCCTTGACCTGCGGCAGGGCATCCCCGCCCGCCCGCTCGCTGAAATCGATCAGCGGCTTGGTCTGCTTTGAGAGCAGGTCACGGAACCATTCGCGCGGGCTGGCGCTCTTGCCTTCGGCAAAGGCCACCTCGTCTTGCGCGTCGAGGCTTTCCATGAACGCGGCCATCTCCTCCTTGAGACCCGGCGCGATGCGCCCGTTCTTGGCAAGGGTGTTGAGAAGGGCCGCGTCTTCGGCGCGGCGCGTCTTGGTCAGGGCCTCGGCGAAGGCGGCTTCCTTCGCGTCAAGTTCGGCCGCGCGCGCATCGAGCGCGGCTTGGCGGTCTTCGGGGGTTTGCGTGTCCGTGCCGGACATGTCGGGGTCTCCTTTTTGGGGTTCGGCGAATGGGGTTTGCGTGGTCTCGGGTGCGCCTGCGGCGTCGCGGAGCGCCTCCTGACCTGCGGGGGTGCGTGCCCAGGACAGGACGGCGGCAATCGCGCCTTTCAGGGCGTCCGCGAAACTGGCGGCGGGCGCGTCTTCTTCCGAAAAGGCGATCTCGAGGGTCACGGCCTCGGCGTCCTCGGCGAACTCGGCCGCCTTGAGGCCTTTGACCGCAGGGGGCTGTGCGCCCAGAAACCCCACGTGCTTCAGGTAATAGGTGCCGGGGGTCGGGTTCGCGGCGGATTGAGGAGGGTAGAAGGAGGCGCTGATCCGCTTGAAGCGGCCCGCGCGCACCATCTCGGCGAAGGCAGGCTCCACCTGGTCAGGCTCGGCAAAAAGCTCAGCCCCTTCGGCGCGCAAGCGTTTGACCCAGCCGTAAGCCGGGGCATCGGTGCGAGGATGGCCCACGACGATGGGGGCCTCATGGAGGGCGGGATCATAGGCGGCGGCAATGCCCTCGACCTCGGCTTCGGAAAACTCGAAGCTCTGCCCGGATTGGGCGGTGTGGCGGCCAGCGCGGAAGATGTGCAGCGGTTTTGTCATGACCCGACATTAAGCCGGGGCGACGGGCCAGATCAGATGAAGGGCTTCAGGGGAAAGGGTGGCGTGCTGCGCGCGCCACCTTGGGTCAGACTAGCGCCCTCTGAGGGCAGGCGGCAAGCCCGGAATGCAAACGGCCCCAGAACGGCCCGCTGAGTGCGCTTCCGGCTCTGGCGGGGGTTGGGTCGCAAAATCGCCGAGGGGGGTATTAAATGGGTATTTAATGAGGCGCTGAGAGGCCATTGCGTCTGGTGGGGTCGATTGCAGTTGCGCCTGCGGGGTCAACTAGCCCCAAATTGCCTCAGGAGGCCGATTTGTCGATGAAGGACCGGAGGAGTGCGCGGCGCTCTTCGGGCGTCCTCTTGGGGCGGTCGAAATAGACCCGAAGGTCTTCGCGGCGGACCGCGACCAGCTCTTCCTTGTCCGGATCATCGTCGGGCAATGCTTCGGCTTCACGCAACGCGGCCTCATAGGCCTCGCGGCTCCATTCGTCGGGGGGCTCAACCAGCAACGTTCGCATCACGCGTCTCCGTTCATGGCCCTGACAATGGCGGCGGCGACTGCCCGGGCGGTCTCTTCTATGCTTTGGCGGATTGCTCGTGACCGCGCGCCAAGGCTTTCTTGATATAAGAGCAGGCCCTGAGACTGCAAGACGTCGAGGACCGCGAGGCGCACCGCATGGTCGCGCTCTGTGTTGGTCAAGCCCGGGGCAAACTCGTCAATGAGTTCGGCCGCGACCTCCGCAAGCTCGCGCATGTCGCCACGGCTGGGCCTCAGCATCTGCGCCCGGTAGAGCGAGCCGTCGTGACCAACGGCAAAGATTGACCGAACTTGGCGCTGGAACATGACCGCCATGTCATCCGGGCTGAGCGGGGCGGAACTGGGGTGATTGTGCACGAGGCCGACACCCGTGCCGCTCTCCAGCCGCCCGATTATGGAGGGGGTCAGTTTGACGCGCTTAGGCTTGCCCACGTTCCAGTCGATTTCTTCGCCGGTCCCCAGGTCGAACGCGCCAAGATGCTCGCGCCCGTCGCCCAGGCCCATGAGCCGGGCGCGCATGGCAAAGCCCAGCTCGGTCGCCGCCGCCGGGGCGGAAAGCCCGGTCGATATCCCTGCATGGCGCGCTCGCAAGTCAAGCCATGCATGGCCCGCGTTGCCATCCCATGCCGGATCGACCCCGAGCGCCGTGGGTTCGATCTCGCCGGTGCGACGGTTCAAGACCCCGCGCTCCTCCAGCTCGAAATCCTCCGTCACCTTGAGGCCGCGTCGCTCCAGCATGCCTTGCGAGAGTTGCTGGACCGTGCAGCCGCAGCGCCAGCCGTTGGGGGGAAAGATACGAAGCCATGCCGGGTGATCGACGGGCAGGATCAGGTCGTGATAGCGCGCGTGGTCCTCGCGCTTGGTGTCGCGCTGGATCTGGACGTAGCGCAGGAAGGGGAAGGCATTCTTGGTGCGCTGAATGCGTGCCCATTTGCCCGCAGCGTGGGCTGCGCGCATATTGGCGTCGAAGATCACCCGCAGGCGGCGGGGCGAGCCAAGCTGGACGTTCTTCAACTCGCCGGTCAGGGGATCGCGCTCCGTGGCGCTGCCCCACCAGCCGAGCCGTTTCAACTCGGGCTCGAGGTCATCCATGAAGCTGCTGAGCGTTCCGCCATTGGCCAGCGCACGGTCGAGCGCCCCACGGATCGTCTCGAGCACGTCAGTCCGCATGGCCTTGGCGACAACGAAATTGCTGGCGTGCTCATTGCGCCAGACGTCGCGGAAATCGAAGCGCGCATCGGGCGGGGCGAGGCCCTTGGAGCGAAAGAAGGACAGCGCATCCTCGGGGCGCAGGCGCTGCAGGTCAATCATGGGGCCACGGAGCCAGGCAGGGTGTCCGACCCGTCGGCAGCCTCGCTGTCATCCACCACGGCCCCCAGCTCACCCGCCAGACGCGCGGCGAAACTGGCCTCGGTCAGCAGATCAGTCATCGCTTGTCCGTCGCTCGGTGCGGCCGCCAAGGCGTCGAGACGGGCGCGCAGCGCCTCAAGCGTGGTGCCCGGTGCGATGCCGCCCAGAAGGGCCGCGATATCTGCGAATAGCGGCTCGACGGCCGTCTCGGCATGACCCTCTGCGATGATCTCGGCCGCAAGCCTGTCGAGCGCGCTCTCATGGCGATGCTCGGCGAAACCAGCCTCGGGCGCGTCTTCTCCCGGTGGGGTAGGGTCGGGGGGTGCTGTGCGCTCATAGCCGTCGCCATAGATTTCCTTGACGCGATCCTCCGTCATCTGCCAGCCGATGCGATGCAGCTTTTCATCGCGGTCGACGGCGGCGGTTGTATCCTCCGGGTCTTCCATTTTGCGCCAAACCCGTGGCGGCGCAACACCGGGAAAGTTGAATTCACACAATCGTGCGACAGGCCCCTCGTTGAAGGACTGGCAGACGAGATCGGCGTCGGATTTCTTGACCGCGTCGCCCACGTCGTCATGCACCTCGGCCTGCGACCGGCTGGAGCCGTTGTCGGTGGTCATGGTTTGCGACAGCACGATTTTCGAGATGGCGGCATCCATCGTGTCGTGCAGCTTCTGGTAATCAAGAGAGCTGGCACCTGCGGGTGCAGACAAAAGCTCGATATCCATGCCGTCGGGAATGATGATCCCGGCCTCCGACCGGATCGCCATCACGGCCTCGAGCAGCGTCTGTTGCTCCTCCTTCGTGGCCTGCGCGGGGTATTTGCCGCGCGCGGTCGGCATGCCGAACTTGTCGAGCGCAATGAGCCAGAGCTTCAACCCGTTGCGCTTGAACCAGACCGGCCAATAAAGCCAATGCGCGAGGCCCAGACCATAAGGCTCGTCGTCGTGGTCCGCGCCGGTCGAGAACACCCAGAACTTCTCGGGGGGCATTTCCTCGCCGGTCAGCATGTTGGACAGGGTCAAAAGGCGCAGGCCGCAATTCTCGTCAAAGCGAAACCGCACCCGGTCGCGCACGCGGATTTCCTCCCAGCCCCAGAGCCGTCCATCGCGGCGATACATCTGTTCGGCGACGGAATAGCCATAAAAGAGCCCCCAGAGCATTTTCTCGGTCAGGCGGTCGAACTTCAGGGCCGCAAGTTCGTCGCGCAGCCAGTCGGCCGCGCGTTTGCCCGCCGCCGTATCCTCGCCCGGTACCACCTCCCATTCCCGGCTGGTGACGGCCGAGATGCGCTGCGTCATCACCGATTTGACCTGCGGGTCTGTCAGGATGGGCTTGTAGATGTCGAAACTGCCGCCGCCCCGGGTGCGCAGGATCGGGTCCGTCGGCTCGAGGAGCGGGCCAATCCACGGCCGGGTGATGTCACGCCCGCCCTGAATGCCCGCGAGCTCCATCGGGTTGCGCAGCCGTACCGAGCGCAGCCGCATGGTGCTGGTCTTTCTCGCCATCTCAGAACCCTCCGAAATCCAAGCCGCCCCGGCCCCGGGCAAAGCCCATGCGCCGCCCGCCCAAGGGGCTGGTGAAGTCCTGGGCCGTCAAAGCGGTGCGCGGCCCGGTCGATTGAAACTCCATCGGCACCATGTCCTGATTGCCCGCATACCAGGCGAGCGCGCCTGCAATGGCGCTGTCGCCGTGCCGGTCGAGCCCGTCTGAGCCCTTGAAGCGGAAATTCTCGGGCACACGGATGATGCCGTTTGTGTATTGCAGCGCCTGGTGGTCGCGCAGCACGTCCTCATGCGCGGGCAGAACAATGGTGCGATCCGAGAAGGCCTCGATATAGGGGGGCATCTCGAGCTCGTACCATTGCCGCGTGAATGAGACTTCGACGATCCGCGCGCCGTAGCGTTGGGCCGCGACCTCGGCGAGATAGGCCCCGTTCCCGGTGCGGTCCATCGCGCCCTTGTAGAACTTGGGCAGCCGATCGAGCAGCCAGAAGAGCACGTCGCGCTGCTGGTCAAAGGGGATGTTGCGCAGCTCGACAATGAGCTTGGTGCGCCGCGTGAGATCGACGCCCTGCTCGAGAATGATGATGTCGGTGGCATCGCCCGAGCGCGCAAAGTCCTCGCCCATGAAATGCGGGCGTGTTGGATCGAGGGTTTTTAGGACCGGTTCAAGGTGGGTTTTACACCAGGCTTCAGCGGCGGCCTTGCGGACAGGTTCGTCGGCATTCTTGAAGCTGTCGGGCTGCGTCCAGCGGTGGAACGGGATACCCTTGGCCATGCAGGCCTCGATCTGCACGCGGGTGAGGGCTGCGCCTTCCATCTCGGCGGGTTCGGCATCAAGCTCCTGGCGCATGGCGGCCTCGCGCGCGCCGTAAGCGCGGCGCACGGTGGCCTCCCACGCGGCCTCTGCCTCCGGCGTCCAGGTCTTGCCCTGCATCATGCAGACGCGGGCATAAAGCCCGTTGGCGACCGCGTCGCTGAATGTGTAGCGATGCACCGCAAAGCCGTTCTTGCCTGCGCGGGCTTCGCGGATCAGCTCGTTGAAGGCGTTGAGATAGCCGTTGTGGGTCGAGATGATCCGGACCTTGCCGCCCCAGATCAGCATCGCATTCACGGCGTCGATCACCTCGCGCACGTCCTTGTGGAACGCGGCCTCGTCGATCACCACGGTGCCCTGAAGGCCCCGAATATTGGCGGGGTTGGAGCTCAGCGCCTCGACCCGGAAGCCGGAGGCGAAGCGCACGCGGTAGGCCGAGATGAATTTGGTGGTGCCGTCGGGCTGCTGATCCTCGAAGAGGAACTCCTCGATAGGGTGGGCCGCCCCCGCAATCACCCGCGCGAAATGCGCCACATAGCCGATGGCCTCGCGGCCTTTGTCCTTGGTGTCGCCGATGTAAAAGCAGTTCTGCCCGCCCGCACCGCGCGCGGCGGCGGCAATGAGCGCGCATCCCAGCATCTCCGCAAAGGTGATGCCGGTGCGGCGGCCCTTCTCGCAGACCTTGAGGTCGCTTTCGTCAGCCAGCCAAGAGCGTTGATGCGCCATCAGGATGCCGTCGGCGAGCGGGTCGAGGCTCTCGGGGATCTCCGAGCCGCGTGGCAGTTCTTCGGGCAGGGCGTCGGGGTCGCGGGTGAGGACGGGGGCGGTCACGCGCGCACCCCCAGAAACTCGCGGCGCAGTTTGCCGATGACGTCGCTAGACAGCCCCAACTCATCGCGGGCGCTGTCCAGTGCCTCGACGGCATTGGCGCGTTCTTCGGCCGCGATGCGGGCGCGTTCCTTGACCATCAGCTGCTCGCGAATGCCCGCGCTCGACATGATGTCCTTCATCATCTTGCCCAAGAAATGCAGCTCGCGCGGGTCGATATCCTCGCCCTCTTTGCTCATCTGCGATTTTAGAACCTTGAAGGCCACGCTCGTCATCATCTGGAAAAGAACGCGGTGCCGGTCGGCCTCCTCCGAGAGGTCATTGTCGGCCAGCCATTGTTGCGCCCAAGCGCCGGCCTCGTCCTGGAGCTTGACGAACTGCTCGTATTCCTGACCGTAGGCATGCAATGCGCTCTTGCCGATGCGCAACTCGAGCCCGTCTTCCGCAAGGCGGAAGTTCAATTCTTCGGCCAGCTCCTCGTAGCCGTGAAAACCCTTGGCTTTCCACCAGTCATGCAGCCACTGGCGCAGCTCGGGCGGCAACAGCTCGACCTTGCGGGGTGGGGGCATGTCAGAGCCTCCGCGCGCTTGGACGCTGGATCTCCGGATGCACGGCCTCGCCGCGCGCGACCTCGATGCCGCGCCGGGTGGCCTCGGCAATGACGAAGTCGCCGTGATCGGCGACGGTGACCATGCCCACCTCCTGCAGCCATGCCAGTTCGGTGGTCACCTGGTCAAAGGTGGAGCCGACGCCCACGCCATTGAGGACGTCGCGCAGGATCGACGCATTGGCGGTATAGCCCGAGACCTGTTCGAGATGCCGCAGGATCGCGAGGCGGCGGTGTTTGCGCAGGGTTGCATGATAATCGCTCACTTCTTGCCTCCATCGAGCAGGTGTTGTTCGTGGCGGGACACGATGGCCTCCAGCCGCGCGGTGATCATCGCATTGCCCTCCATGACGGCGGCCATCTTCTCCATCGACCCGGTCTGTCGGACCAGCTCGAGCTGAAGCGCGTGCATGTCATCCTTGCCCGGCATGTTCTGCACCGCCTGTTCGAGCCGGGAAATCCGGGCCTCGTGCCGGTCCATCCGCTCGTGGCCTTCCGCGAGGGTCTGGTCGAGGTCTTTGCGGCGCGTGGCGATGAATGTGTAAAGCGCCACCAGCATCGGGAAGATGACGCCCAGCCCTTTCCAGAAGAGGTCCCAATCCATCATGCCGTGCGCTTCCAGTCGTCGAGCGCCGGGTTGTCGGTCACGTCCACGGCGGCCAAGGTGATCTCGGCATCCGGCCCTGTATCGGCAGCACCCGGACTGTCGGGACGCAGCGCCCTCAACTGGGTGACGCTGCGCGCGACTTGCGGGGCCTGTGCGATGATCCGCGCGGCCTCCTTTTGCATCGCGGTTCCCCGGAACTTATGCAGCTCGCGCGCGCCGAAATAGAAGGCAACAATGGCCCCCATCAGCGCCCAGAGCGGTTCGGGCACGAGGGCGAGGCCGGTCATCCGCTCCGCAAACCAGATCGGGTCGGACATGGCCGACCAGAAGAGGAAAAGGCAGCCAAAGGCCATGGCCGGGCGCGGCAGGCGGTTGAGGCCGTCCACGAACTGCCCCCAGAGGCCCTGCGCGCCGGTGAACTCCGCCGCCATTTGGGAAAGGGCCGCTTGCTGAAACGCGGCCTCGCGCATATCCGCCTTTTCGGCATTGGGCCGAAAGACCTCGGCCGTCTCGGCGATCACATTGCGGCCTCCGCCAAAGAGCGCCCCCAGAAACTTGATCAGCCCCATGATGCCACCCTCTCTTTGAAATCTGCGTCCGTCATGCGGTAGCGCGCTGACATGAATTCCTCGGCGCGCCGTATCCAGCCGCCTTTGACGCCCGCGCGCGAGCGTGCGAACTTGCGGCTTGCGGGCCGGGCATCGGCGAGGCGGAGGTAGTAGTTGCGCCGGGCGATGGCATAGGCGTCGGCGATATGGGCCGGGGCCGCGTCATGGGCGGCGTGCACCGCGCGCAAAGTGGCCGGGCCGATCACTCCGTCGACCGTCGCGGGAAACCCCATGTCTGTGACGAGGCGCTGCAGGATTTTCACGGCATTGGAGCCTGCGTTGACCTGCATGTCGAAGACGCTCGCCTGCAGCGCCTCGGGCAGTTCCGCGATGCGTGGCCGCACGAAGTAATGCTCGATGAAGATGTCGACGGCGCGGGCACGGGTCATGAGGCGTACATCGGCCACGTCCACGTCACCGTCGCGGTCGAGATCAAGACCGAGGCTGCGCATGGTGTGGATCGTGACGCCAAAGTTGGTGGCCCCGCCGGGATCGGCCGGGTCATTCACGAAGCCGCCTTCGCGGGCGACAATCTCTTCGGCAATGGTTCGGACTGTTTGCATGGATGCCCCCTTTCCCATCAGGATAAAGGGGGACGCACAGCTTATTCAGATGAAGCCCTTCGCATGACCTTGAGGAGGGGTGGTTCTTCCTCCTCTGCCAGCGCTGCCTTGACCTGCAAAACACGGCGGGCGGTCACGCCAAAGCGGTTGGCCAGTTCATTGACCGGCGTATCCGGGGCCTCGCGCAGCGCGTGTCTCAGACCGTCTCGGGTCTGCGCCCGGATGGAGGGCACGTCAACGTAGTCACCAGCGTAGCGGTCGGAAATCCATCTGGCAATATCCGGCCCTCCAAGCGCCGTCAGTTGGCTTTTGGTCTTTGGCGTGCCGGGCACATAAAGGCGCATGCCACCTGCACGGAGCAAGAAACGCTCGACCGGGGCGTCGCCCAGATCGGCGCGCATCTCATCGACCCAGAGAGGATCATTCTCCATCGGGCTTTTTCACCGGCGGTGATCCTCCCAGTCGAAGTCGATGCTCTGCCGATGGCCCCATGTTTTGAGGGCCTGAATGACGGCGTCGATCTGTTGCCACTCGCGCAGCATGTCGACGTCAGCCGGGACCGATCCCCAGACTGTGCCGAACCGGGCGCGGATGAACTTGTTGAGCCCGGCGCGGGAGGGATCGCGCAGTGCGCCGGATTGCCCGAGCTTGCGCCAAAGCACATGGATCATGCGCAGGTCGGCACGGGGTGCGGGCTTGTGGCGCGGGTTGCGGGGTTTGTCCTCGAACCCGGCCTGCTTCAGCCGGTTGACGACGAGCTTTAGCTCGCCGTCGTTCATGTCGCGCAAAGATGCCTTGCCCGTGACGCTGACCTGCAAATCCCGGCGCGCGTCCTCGTCGAGGCCCAACTGGCGGCAGGCCGCGAAGATCAGCTGTTGCAGGGCGCGGTTCATCGGCTCAGACTTTCGCCAGATCGATGGTGATCGGCTCCCATGGGGCGTCATGCGTTGCCCGGTGCCAGCACCGCACATAGGTCTTGGAGCCGACCGTGCGCATTGCATCACGGATCGCATCCTGCCCGCGTTTCCAGCGCGGATCTGTGCTGTCGCGGCGCAGGAGCATGAAGATCAGCGCACGGTTGATCTGCCCCTGCTTGTCGGTGTTGAAGGCGTCGGTCACGAGGCCGCGCAGCTCGGCGCGCGCCTCGGCTGACCACTCATTCAGGCATTCGTCAAAGAGCTGCTTTGCCGTCTGCAACTCGGGACCGAAGTCAATCCGGTCCGACACGCGCACTTCGACCTTGTAGAGCTGGTCGACGCTCATCAGCGTCTTGTTGCCTTTCTTGCCGCCGATCCTGGCATCATATTCCTGCGCAAGGATCGCCTCGAATGCACCGATATCGTCGAAGGTATGTGCCTTGAAACGCTTGACCTGTTCGGAAAGCGGCAGGCCGCGAAGATCAGCTGTTGCAGGGCGCGGTTCA